GCGCCTTACTCCGCCCTCTGCAAGGTTTCTAGCGATTACCTCGACCTGACCTGCCGCCGCCTGAATCGTGGCATTTACAGCCGTAGCGGTGGTGCTTTGTAGGGCATCGGGATTAAGTCCGGTTGAGGCCTTTGTAACGCCGGTCTTTGACTCGATCTCTTGGTCGAAATACTGCAAGGCAGGAAGGGTCTGGCCTGCGATGAATGGGACAACCAGCTCCCGAATCGAGCCGGCCTGTTTCACCCGAACAACGCCGCCAATCTCATTGTTCAGCAGGTCGTCAACGTTAACCATTCCGTCAATGATTTCGGTTCTTGGGCTGTTCGTCAGGGCAACGTTATCTAGGATGCCGCGAAGCATCGCAGTGGCCGTATCCTGTTCGTTAAATAGGATGTCGGCAATCGACCGGCCATAGAACGTGTGCGGCTCTGGATCAACCTCAAACACAGCGAACGGAATATCGCCCCAAGGCTCGTAATCGAGCACCTTGTAGTTCGATCCAGCCATCAGGATTTTGTGCATCTCGGGTACGCCGGTGCCGTTCACGTCGATCTTCATGTACGCTTCGGTCACCGCAACGATTCTCATTGAAGGGTCTTGCACGTCCTCGTCTGAGTAGTCTTCCTCATAGCCTCGGCGCTCGTATCTCTCAACTTCTGAAAAGGTATCAGAATGACCGAGACCGCCAAGATCAGAAACAACATCGAAGTCATAACCCATAGCCACAAGCTCACCAACGCGCATCTCAGTGCGATGGGCAACAACGTAGGCATCTTCAATAGACTTCGCATTACGGTCAACAAAGAACTCTTCAGGCGGGATAGACTCAACACACAGCTTTCCTTTCTCGGTCTGGTACGAGACTTTCAAATCGTAGTAGGGCGCCTCGATCTGCATCCCCATCTCGTCAATCTCAGCCTTAATGGTCTGTGTCTCGCTAATGATCTGAACGTTCTCATCGTTAACGATGGCCATGTATTCCTGTTCGTTTAGATCGGTGTAGTCGTATGTCTCGGACTCGGTGTAGGTGTCCCAGTAGACCTTCGCAATACCGACCTTTTTCAGAAGCGCATCGTGGAAGCAGTCGTTCAGGATTCGGTATCCGCCAACCTCATTAAACAGGTAATTAACGTACTGCGTTGCCTGCTCTGCTACAGGAACATCTTCTGGGTTCGTAGGAACAAACTCAGCCGGCTTATCAGTGGACAGGAATACACGTAGCAGTGAAGGCTTAATCGCCCGTATGGTGTCGCGTATCTTGGTTGCTACAACCTTAGACCGGCCCTCTTCTTCACCGATATCGACCTCGCCGTCAAAGTATCTCTGGGCCTTAATCCGGTCTTCAGCAATTTCTGACTCAACAAAATCAACCGCATCGTTCACGGCCTCTCGGGCAATGCCTTCGATTTCGCCTAAGTCTTTTGGTTCTGGTCTCATTGTTGATTCCTTTTGAGAAGCTCTTCCATAACTTTATATGCGGCACTGTTATTCACTCCAGTAAGATCTCGATACATTTCCATGATCTTTTCTGCGGCTGTCGCCGTTGTGCCTTGAGTTCCGACTTGACCCACCATTTCGCCCATTCTTTGAGACTTCTGAGCGGCTTCAATCTGGCCTTTAAATGATGTTTCCGCAACTGACCCAAACCGAGTATCAAGTGCATTCGCAAACATGGCCAAATCCATAATGCTGTCATCAAATGAGCCACCATACTTTTTGGAAATCTCATCAAGCATCTGCACGGTGTTAAGCATATCACCTCTTACGCCGTAGTTGCTAAATAGCTTCCTGAATTCCTGCCCAAGCTTCACGCCTGCATCTGGATCGAATATGTTCGTTCTACGACCGCTTATATCATCAAGGTTATCAAACACGGTAAGCACATCGCTCAGAGTGTCGTTTACCTGACCGTATTGCGGGCTAACATTGCGAAGCTCTTGATTCAATGCCGCTCTTAACTGTTTTAAGAAGGCCTGTCCGGAGTTGGTAAGTCCGCCCTGCATTGATTTTCGATAATCAATAAGCTCATCTAGTTGTCGTTTTAGGTTATGGAATCGAAGCGCATCGGGCGCCCCGCCCTCTGACAATAGTCGGATAGCCGTTCTAATAATTCTCTGTGATGACGGGTTTGCGGATAACTGAGAGCCATCGAAAATTGGCACCGGTATTCCATTCGATCCAGTCTCAAGTCTTACGTTTAATTCGGCAAGATTATTGCGCAGAACACTAACCACTGGATCTGGATTCATTGGCTTTCCAGCAAGATCCTTTTGAGCAATGTCGTTTAGTTGTGTGCGAGCATCTTTTGCCACGCCTCTCAAATAATCAATTCTTTTGACAGCAGATTGGCCAGTAATGTCTGTTGGTCTGGTTGTTTGAGCAAGACGCTTGTTATCTTCAATTCTTCTGCGGATGTCTAGCATCTTTAGCATTTCTGCTCTGGTCTGTGGAGATGCTGTTTTTACTGCCTGAACAAGACCCTTGTCGTCCCACTGCCGAACGGCCTCGGTTGCCAATGGGTCTTTAATTGTTCTTTCGCCTCTGGCCATAATTGGAGCAAGCGAGCCCTCAGAGCCCTCTCTAGCCTGCGCGGCAAGCATTGGCTCAAGAGACTCTTTTGGCTTTGGAACACCTAAAACAGTTGATCGCTCGGTAGCCTGCTGTGGAATCCTCATTCTTGCGGCAGATGCTAGGTCTTCAAAGTTAAGGCCCATTTTTTCTAGCTCTGCTAAAAACTGCGGAGTTGGCGCCCCAGCCTCATCAAGAAAACGAACATTTGGCATCAGTCTTCGCAATGATGTTAGACCGATAGCCTCAAGTATTGCTGTTGGCGTAGTATATCCAAGAGCGCCCATTAATGGCGAACCAGTACGCTCAAATGGAATATCTCCTGAATACTGAGATGCCGCCTCAAATCCTTTTGTTACAGGCTCCATCGTTTTTGCAAACGACTCAAGTCCCTGCATTCCGCGCTGAGTCTGCGGCGCGAATGGCTGACTTAAAGATTGCGATGTGCGCTTAACCTGCTCGCCACCCTGTAGCATTGCCTGCTCAAAATCACCTCCTGTAGCAAGCTCCATTCCTACACGCCCAAGTCCGGCAAGTCCTGCACCAACTTGGCTCAGTGCGCCGCCATACAATGCTTTTGCCGGCTCGGTAATTGACTGAGACGGAAGCCCTTTAGGCATCTGGCTTTTGTATGCTTGTTGCAGTACAGCCGCTATCTCTTCATCAGACATCGTGTCTGGGAATTCAATTACCTGACCACCAAACTCGATTTCTTTCATCCGCCGACTTCCTCAAACTGATTGGTATCAGGGTTATATCTTCGTCTAGGTGTCGATTGCTGGCCCTGTTGAACTCTTGGAGCTAATGGCTTGCCAAGCTTTGCCCTAATCATATCGTCAAGCATTTTCATTTTTGCTCTTGCGGCTTCTGGTGCGTCACCGCGAGTAGGTAGCATGTTTTCCATAACTCTTTGATCCGAGTCTGTGAATGTACCTTCTCCAGCCTTTCTAAATATATCTTTTAATACTGGCAACATAAGATCACCTGCCGCCTCAAACGTTTGAGCGCCAGACGTTATTGCTGGAATCTTGCCGTATAAATAACCGGTCTCAGTTTGACCCAAGGCCTCACCTAAGTTTGATATTCCAACCTCGTATACTTTAAACGCCTCGTCCATTGCTTTTTGGTCAGCGGATAGTTTTTGCTCAACCGGACCGCCAGCAATTGGCTCCATTCTAACAACTCGGCCAGCATCGTCATAAATTGCTTGATATCCAGCGGGGATAGAACCAACAGACGGCATGTTTACCGTAGTTCCGCCGGAAGATGAGGCAATTTTTACAGCCTCTTCTTTAGGCATAAAGGCGGAAAGAGCTTCAACCTTTTCAGAAAACGCGCTTGGAGATTTAAACTGGCTTGAGTAATAGGCCTTTGTCAGATCAAGCGCCATGCTTGGGTTCTGCTCAATCATATTGGCAATGTCTTCTCGACCCATTGCCCTGAACTGCTCTGCGGTTCTATTGGCTGACTTTCG